ATTTCTCCATAAATGTTAACTCTCTTCCAGGTTTTTTTATTCTAGTATTACCAAGATAATTTCCTATGAGGGTTGGGATTGCATTAAAGATGTTTGTTTTTTGAGCAGAACTAGTCCAGTTTGATTTATCTTCGTCGTCTTCTACAAAACCACCACCGACATCTTCTACTGGTGCTGGTGTCTCATAAGCATCTATAATCCCATTTCCGTTTAGGTCCAACAGGTTTATTTGGCTTCCACCTCCCCCTCCGCCACTTCTACTTGCCCTTAATTGTGCATTAAATTGGTCTTGCTGTAGTGCGTCTTGATACAATCTCCAAGCATTTTCTGCTGCTATATTAGCCTGTTCTGCTGCTGTCTGATAGCCTCCTAAAGCCTTATTCAGAATGTCTTGATATCTTTGTCCCCTTGCCGTTAAAAGATTAGCCGCTGTTCCATAAGAAGTTATAGGGGCTTGTCTTGCCTGTGCAATTAAAGCCATTTGAGCGGTAGGGTCGGTAATTAAGCTATTCATGTATCTCTCTCTATATGTTGGTGCAACAGCCTGTAATTCTCCTAAGGCTCGTGCCTGTTGTTCTATTAAATCCTTGTTGTAATTAGTAGCCTCTCCGTATGCTTTCTCAAACTCCTGTTGGTATTGATTAGGATTATACTGCTGAGCTTTTCTGTATAATTCCTCGTATTCTGCTAGTCTTTGTGCTGTTGTTGCCATTGCTTTTATATATACTTAATTAAACTCTTGTAGCCCTATTGAGCCAATCAAGATAAGAACTTCCATAAGTACCTGCGTCTGTAACAGGTCTTGCCACTTTATAAGGTTCATACTTTGTCGTTGTCGGTTTCTGTTTTCCAGCACTACTCTCATATAACTGTTGCATTCTATTATAATCTTCCTGTGCCATTGCTCTTTGTTGTAATACATCAGCCTCTATTCCTTTTTGATGTTCCTGCCCTAATTCCCTGTAAAGGTCTGATAATGATTTTCCTCTTATTCCACTCCTTATTAAGTTTCTACCAGCAAAATTACTTTCTAATTGTTCTTGTTTTTGCTGTGCTATTGGTGCATAGTATTGTGCATAAACTTGTTCAGCACTTCCTCTTGCCAGTTCTGGTGCAAAATATTGTTCCCATGGTAAAACTTCTGCAAAATTGATTGGTTGCTCTTGTGCTATTTGTGTTGCCAACTCTGCTGCCCCTGTTCCTACTGGTGCTGGGGCTGGTGCTGGTGTTGATTGTGCTAAAATCTCACCATAGGTTAATTTTTGTCCTGGCCTGATTAGATTAGGATTGCTTCCAATTACAGCTTTATTCTGTTCATAAAGAGTTCTCCAATTTGGTATTCCCAACTTCTTTGCTATTCCCGAGAGGGTATCTCCCCGCTGGACTTTATATACTGCCATTTGTTAGATGTATCAAATTATACATCCTCGTTTACCCATTCCTATATGTAATATTATAACATATCACAGATTTATCAACTTCCAAGTTCAAAAGAGTAAATATGTAGGGTTACATCAAAATCTATTCTATTATCTAGCCCTTCTGGCTCCCCTGATATGCTCTGTTCTACAGACCAAGTTATAGTAATATTTGTAGCATCTATTTTAAGTGCTATATCTATATAAAGACTTGAGCCGTAGGGGGTCCCATTATCATAAATATGTGGAAGTATATCTGATATTGGGTCTGTGTATAAAGTATAGTCAACAAATCCAAGTGTAAATGGTGCATAACCTAATCCGTGTGCATAGGTTTCTGTTCCCCCTTGTCCAGTTTGTCCTGCAAGTGCAGAAAACTCTATTGTTTTCTTCTCAAGTAACATCAAACTTGAATGTCTACTATCAAAAGAAAAATCATCTAGACTAGGAGATTCTGCATCTTTTCCAGGTTTAGATATTTTAATTCCTAAATCTTCCATTATTGTTCATCGTAAAATAAATAGTAAAAGTAGTTAAAAGTTCCAGAATAACCCAGTTCATCATAAAAACTTCCTTTAATTGTAAGCTGTGTAGAAGATATTGTATATCCAAAATTAGAGGTATAAGTAGAAAGAAACTCACTTATGGGATATCTTCTGTAATAATTGCTCTTTTCTCCATAATATACACTATAGAACTCCCCATACACCAAAACCTTTGGTACATAACCTAAATTGTGAGTAATCACATCAGAATCACTACCCCCATCTGAGATGCTTAAAGATCCAGTCCCCGATGCTTTAATCTTTAGAATAGGATAGGAGGTATCTAAATACAAATCTTTTACTCCAGCAGTAAGAGCATCTACACCTGACTTTGATACTCTGATTCCATATTCCATTAGCCACCCTCCCTTAAAATTATCAAATATCCATATTGCCCGTTATCTTCATGTATAACAGAAGTAGATGCTAAGGTGTCCCTTGTTGCCCTGTAAAATGTAGGATTAGTTGCCGAGTCGGTTATAAACATAAAATACATTGGGACATAGCCCAAGTTGTGAGTATATGTTATTCCAGAGAGTGAGTCTTCACCCTCAACAAATCCTGAATAATAGACTTTAGGAGAGTTACTATCACTTATAAACACAAAATCCTTTTTATTGGTTTCTGTAAGAGTTTTTTGAGCATCTATGTTTTCTTTAGAGATTCTTATACCGTATTCCATACTTCTCTTAATCTAATTTACCTATAACCACCCTACAAACAGTATCATCATAAACAAGTATCCTTCCATTCTTTTTAATTATAAAGTCTCTAATAAGTCCACCTGCCGATAGAGAAGTTGCTGACAAGGTCTGCTGTGTAGATAGTGTGCCAGAAGTTACTTCTAAAGGCTTTGTTAAATAAGCTCCTAGCTGTTCTCTTACTTGTTGTTCTGTTATTGTTAGTGCCATTAGTGTTCCTCCCTCTCCTCTACATCGTAAATTAAGTTTATACCATATATATTAAACCCTGATCCGCTTGAGCTGTGGCTGAGTTTTAACTCTATAAACTTACCTGCGGCTTTACTAGGTATGATAAGCCTTTGTACTTTAATATCGTCTGTGCCTGACAAAGACACATTGTTTACTGTACCCTCTACATTAGACCAAGTTCCCGTGCCACCTACTCTATATTGAGCAGTTAAATACTCATTTGCTCCTGTAGGTTTATAGACAACTTGTATCTCATAGGCGTTCTTAATATCATCTACATTCTCAGCCGCACCAAATAGTTTAGGGGTCTGATATACACTCGCCTGTGCTGAGCCATTTAAGGCATACCCTAAATCTACTTGCCACACCTGTTGACCGTTTACATTTGTTGTGTAGGTCTCATAAACACCACCAGCCTTGTTTCTAGTCCAATACTTAAATGGTCTGTCTATTAAAATATCCCAAGCATTTATCAATATATCGTATCTTAAAATTACATTGTTATAATTCACTCCGTTGAGGGTAACATTTCCAATGTATAAACAATATCTTCCTCTAGGGTCTAAACCAGCAGTTACCTCATTAGCATTTCCTATTGCTGTTATCCAGTCTTGTACTGGTCTGCTTATTAAAACTGCTTCTGTACCACCTGCATACATATAAACACCACCTCTGTTATACCATAACATTCTGGACTCACTCACTTGTATTGTTTGTTTGTTAGTTGTACCACCGTTAGTGTTTAGAACCGTTAAAGAGTATTCGTCCCAAGCCGCCACCTTGTCTTGTGTAAATACAAACAAAGCACCGCTATATTCTTTAAGTCCTGTAATGCCCTCTCCCATATCATCAAAGTAGTTATTCTCTGGAAAAGTGTCTCTGCTTACTTCACTAAATATAACCCTTGAAGGATATGTTTTAGAGCCTGTTTTAACATTTCCTAGATACAGTCTTCCTTTATAAACTTCTAGGTGTTTAGCATAAACATTAGCTAGACCCGCCATAGAAGTACCTGTCGTATATTGTACTGGACCTTCTATTCCTTGAGTAACATAAAGTCTTTCTACAAAGGTTTCTGCGGCTGTTCCTACTCCTGTTCCTGTGTTAATAAAAGACACTCCAAACTCTACTGCACCTGAAGCAGTACCAAACCCACTTCCAATAGAAACAAAACTTGAACCATTGTATTTGTACATATCAGAGCCATACACCTGATATAGCTCATCATCCCCGTTTTCTCTATTCCAAGCAAATACTCCCCTGTTATAGCCACTTCCTGTTCCTGTTCCTATTTGAGCATAGCCAAGTGCCTTTGCTAGAATACCTGGTTTACTTATATCTACATTAGTTAAGAATGGGGACTCATTGACCTTTAGTAGTAGAGGAGAAGTAAATGTCTGATACCCACCACTAAAATCTACATATTTTTGAGTTACTCTTTTACTTCTTGCCATGTTTTTAATTCTAAACTAAAGTCCTCTTAATATATAATTATACCATTGCCTAACATTGCCTAACTTCTTCTAAATGGAGGTAGAGCATATTTCTGCCCTACTACTGGAGTTACACTTGATGGAGTTACTAATACATGGTCTGTTGCTTGAATATAGTTTATATAGAGTGTTTTGCCAGAAGCAGTTAATTCCTTCCAGTTTGACCAATAAGCGGATTCACAGTATGCATATAGATAATTAAGCCTACTTGAAGGTACTCCCCAGCTTATATTATGACTAGAAAACCACCCAGTATCCCCCTTTAATATCAATGAGGTTAAACTAGTACAATCGCCAGCATAAGAAGCCATAAAAGAACTTCCTACAGTAGTTAGTCCTGAAGTGTCTGGTACTGACAAACTTGTCAACTTACTACAACTACGAGCATAATAAGACATAAAATAATCTCCTACAGTAGTTAGTCCCGAAGTGTCTGGTACTGATAACGAAGTTAAACTTCTACAACCATAGGCATAATAAGACATAAAATAATTTCCTACAGTAGTTAGTCCTGATGTGTCTGGTACCGATAAAGAGGTTAGATTACTACAACCCCTAGCA